GATGTACCTACTTTAGAAAGTGGAGGATTTTCTACTACAATAGACGCCATAATGGAAGGTCCCAAGCCAACTAAGGTTTATATGATATCTGAGCACAATAATTTTGTAAAACAACAATTGAGTTCATCAACTTTACAAACAATTCAAACAATGGTTAAAAGGTATGGTAAGAAAAATAAAATTATCAACAATCAACAAGCTAGGATAATGAAGACTGATCTTGTTAATGGATTATTAAAATCAATTAAAAGCAGTGGGTTCACGAGTCTATTAAATCGATTGAAACAAAATTCATATAAATTGAATGACCATACAGCTGACTATTTGATCGGCCTTCAAAAGAAAATAGGTAACAATCCTTCCATCATCGATGATATAAATGATGAATTTGATCCTTTTAGATCTGCTTTGTCTTTTTTCAATAAGAGACAAACTAAATGGGTTCCAGAAGATGGTTACGATATGAGTGATAAGGTCGGTCAGGGGGTTGCTGCTATGGAAAAGAAGATGAATGTTATTTTTTCGTGTTATGCGCGATATATATTAACTGAGATTCGTGAAATTGCAAAAGAGAATGGTGCTAAACTTATTTTAGCCACACACGATGATGAATCTATAATATCCGATGAATATATGAAATTACGTAGCGTGTGCGCCGATGATAAGCAATGGGTATGTAATGATTTTTCTGAGTGGGATTCTACTTTCCGTTCACCTTTTGTTAATATGATGTCTGATTTAATCTTAGCTTGTGGTTGTCCTAAAATGATAGTTGACATATTTGTTGGCTTGAGAATTAAATGGGTTATGAGATTCAATAAAAACGGAGAAAAGACCAAATTGTATGGTAATGAGAAACAATTTTCGGGAAATCCTTTCACTATATGTGAAAACACTATTTGTAATATGGCCTTAACTAACGCATTGTTAGATATTAAAGATGAACAAATGGCTCTGTTTAAAGGCGATGACTCTGCAATTTATTGTGGTGGTGCTAGTGTTTCTCCTCGTGGTATGCAGATTTTACAACTAACTGGTCATATTATGAAATTACATACTTGGCCTGTTGGTGAGTTTGCTGGATGGGTTCTAACTGATAAAGGCATCTTTCCTGATGTTGTAAGGTATGCTAGTAAATTTTTAGGTAATCGTTATCGAGACGTAAAACATTTTGAAGAATATAAGACTAGTCTTTGGACCCGTTTATCATCTGTTAAGAATCAACAACAAGCCATAGCTGGTTCTTTCGCTTTAACCTATTTTTATCCACAATTAAATGTTGATGCTATTTATTCGCTCTTTTCATTTATCAAAAATAGTAATAAAATACAATTTGCTGACTTATTTGAAACGAATCAAGAACCTTTAATGAGTCAATACTAGATCTTCTACCTACACTAGTTTTATCATATTTTTAATTTTAATTCATTTAAAATTAAATTAATTTTATTTTATTTTATTTTATTTTATTTTATTTTATTTTAATTTTATTTTTATTCATTGCTAGAATGTCACAACAAGAAAATCCTGTTGATGTTGATATGTTTACAAAACTCCAGACTGAGACTGAAGTTCAAAATGCTCCTGAGTTTGCTAAAAATGAGTCTGCTGCATTTGTTCGTAAGTGTTTACATCCACCTAGTGCTATTGCAAACTATAATGGTTTGCCTACAAATGACACCAGATCGCAAGTTTGCGTTGAATGGCGTAATATTTCTATATTGAAGACACCACTTGTCGTTGTTTCTGACAAATTAGCTGCATATACTGGCAATAGTTTGGATTATGCGCTCTTGGTACCAACTGGAGCTCGTGTCAACTCTATTGGTTTTGTATATGACCCATCTGTTTCACAGATGTATCAAGATGGTAATGGTGTTGATATACAAGAAAATTATGATTTTAACGATTGGTCAGACGATGCTAATTTGTACCGTCCAGCTTATAAGAGTGTTACTACCTATTTGAATGCTACTGCATTTAATAATACTGGTATGGTTGTTGCTTCTCAATTTAATCCATCATTACTATTTTCAGGAACAGCTTCTGAATTATTAGAAACTAAACCATCCATATATTATAAGATAATAGCTCAAAAGATCAAACTCGGACAAATAAAAGTACTTAATACTTTGAATAGAGAACAAGCAATTAACTGGGATAAGATTCCTAACTACCATCGTGTGGAATTATTAAAACATCTTGGGTTGAATGCTAATGTTTCTCTTGATATGGGACCTGATTTTAACATACAAATAATCAATTTAGGTAAATTAGGAACTGCTGGAACTGAACCTTCTGGTACTTCTACTGATATTTCCGTCCCAACTCCTAGTCAAATATTAGCTTATTCTGCCCGTTCATATGGTGGAAAAGCACAGGAAGGTACTTTTACTGTGAATCGTTTAAACACTATTGCTCCAGCATGGTTGCCAGCCTCTCGTGCGGGTACAACATCTGATTTAGCTACATTATATGAATGTTGGTATGCGTCTTATTCAACTGATGCATCAGGTCATTTCGTTCAATATAATGATAATGCAACTATTGGTACTGCCGTTGCATCTCTAAAGCCATTATATGATACTCTATGGTCATCTGATATGACATGGACTTGGATTCGCTACCAAGGATTAACTGTTAATCCTATTTTTGGCACTGCTATGACTACCAACACACAATTGTTGATCAAAAAGTATTATTGTGGCTTTGAAATTCAACCTTCACCAATGAGTGCATGGGCTGGAATGAACCGTCTTAGCTCTAAACCTGATTTAGGTGCTATGCAGGGTCTTATGGATGCTTATTTTAATTTGAAAGACGCTTTCCCGGCTCATTATAATAGTTGGGGTGTTATTGGTCAATTAGCAATGAGTGCATTGAAAGATATTGGATCGCAGTTGTTGAGTGGTTTTTTAGGAAATGGTAAACAAACCGAAAAAGCTGCTGAAGAAGTCGAGGGGAAGCCAACTAAAGCTATTAAAGCTAGAAAATCAAAGGCTTCTAGAAGAGAACAAATTATTAGGGCAGCTCCTCGCAGAACAAGAGTTTTGTCAACAAAGAAACAACCTGCAACAAAAGGCGAATACAAATCATTATCTGATCGATTCACATCCTTGGAAAAACAACTTAAATCAATGTCAATCAAACCTAATAATAGATCTGGAGGAAGATCTAAT